AAATCTTAAAGTCTCTAACAATAAGCGCATCTATATTAAGGGGGAAAGAAGTAATTTCATCTTCACTCTTAGCGACGTATGATACAATAGCACGGTGGTTGTTAATATCTATATTACGTGAGACTTGTTTGTGCATACTTCTTTATAAATTATTAGGGAATTATAAAATAAAGGAGAGGCTTTTACCCCTCTCCTTTAAAATACTTGTAGAAAGTTTAATATACTAAGATATTAAACCTTTAGCTACAGAACGTGGGTTTGATACAATCATAGAAAGAACTTCTTGACTTGTCCAACCTTTACCTGATTTACCGGCTTCAGTTAATGCTGGATTATATTCCAACACTGCCAAACCTTCTCTATCAGAGTAAGCTCCATGCATATGAGAAGCTCCAACTACATAGATCTCACCAGCGTTTAATACTTTTTGAGTAGTCACGCGAGTGGCATCTGTAATTACAGATAAACCTGCAATAGAACCTAAAGCACCTGTTTCAATAATTTGATATTGGTGGAAAATATCAATTGATTGAGCCAATGGGCCGTAAAAGTCTTTAATTAAATTTCCAGCAATCAAAAGATAAGCAGGAGGAACGTTAGCATTATCTAACAAGGCACGAAGTGAACCAATTACTGAAGCAGTTAAACCGCCTGAAGTAAATAATTGTAAATCGTTGCCACCGTTAAGAGCGCCAATTGTTGAATCAGCCAAAGCTTTCCAACGCAAATCTTCTTTAACTAAAACTTGCTCTTTCATTTCAGCAAGTTTATTTTCTACGAAGTTTGTGTTAGCTTGGTAATACTCAATTGTGTCCAAAAAGATTTTTACTTGAATGATGAATTCTTGTAAAAAGAACTTTTTGTCTCTAACGATTGTAGGAATTACGTTAACGCCACCAGCATCAAATGTAAAACCAGCGATTGTTTTAGTATCAGCTGACAACATAGGAATTTGGCCTTGTTCAACGGTGATTTGTTTTAAGAATTTACGCATAAAACCATCACGGTTAGCATATTCGTGAACCATATTACCTAAAATAGCAGCTACTTCCTTTACTTGATTTTGATTATTAACAGCTAAGGCAGCAGTAAGTGTTTTATTTAATTTAGCTAACTCAGCTTTAACAGCAGCAGTTGCAGTTTTCTCGGTTGAACGAGTAACTTCTCCTGATGATAAAGCAGCTAAGAATTGTTTTTGTCCAGCAATAACGTCTGCTTTGTTAGAAGCATTCATTTCGCCTTTCGAGTTGAAAAGATACTCAGATGAGTCTTCGCGTTTCAACTCAGTTGGATGTAGACTCGCTTGAGTCGCATATCCTTTGTTAAAATTTATTTGCATATTTTTAAACTATAAGTTGAGTTGTTATTAACGAAGTTCAAGAGTCAAGAAAGGCTTATTCGCAGATGGAGCCTCTTTAACGATACAATTTGGAACAATTGCAGTGCTTCCAGCTTTAGTGAATGTGCCAGCAGTATCTAAGCGAACAGGATTACTGTCTGCCCAATCTGATGCTGGATTAAAGTTTGAAGTTACAATCGTGCCTTTTTGAATTACGTTAATAATTCCCATGTTTGAAGTATTGCTTATACCCGGTCTAACGTCGCCGTAGAAATCACGAGCTTCAAATGCTGACGGAGTGTAAGCATAAGTAGCTTTAATGCTGTATCCAGCAAAACTGGAATCAACAGTGATTGTAGATCCGCTAATAGTGAATTGAGTAGAATTTACAACAGAAGCATGATAAGCTAGAACTGTTGAAACGCCCAATGCAGAAGTAACGACTACACGTAACTCGGTTGCAGCAGCTAAAGGAACTCTACTTAATGTGTAAGTATAAGTTGAAGTAGCTGGCACTTTACCTTCGTCAATTTTGACAAGTTTAGTAGGAAGCACGCGATATTGAAAGTAAGTGACACCAGCGAAAGTGTCAGTGCTTGCAGTTGAGCCGATCTGAACTTTAGCAACTCCATCTTCTAGAGGAGTTTTAAAAGTCATACCTACGCCTTCTGCAATAGCAGAAGCGATATTGGCAGAAGCAACTGGGTAAGCTCTTACCATTTCAGCGCCCATTCCATATCCTGGAAATAACATAATGAAAATGATTTAAATTAAAATAAATAAGTCTTAGATTGAACGACTAGTAATTGCATTACGCACTAGCGCTAAATCAAAAGTAACATCTTCTACGGATGATACTCTGTTTGAAGCTACACAAGTAGCTTCTGTTGCTTGGTTAGAATCAAGAGCACTGTCTGCTTGATAATTAGCAGCAGTAACGAAGTCGATAACCTCTTTTCTTGCTTCGGGAGTCTTTGTATACAAAGACAAAGCTTCTTCAAAGATTACACCGTAATCATTGAATATTCCTTTCTTAAAGGCTTCTTCAACTAATACACTTGCGTTAGCGATATTGACTGACTTAAGCGTATCAATTAAAAGGGCTTTTGATACTAGGGATTTCTGTTTACCTAAAGAACTTTTCTTCTGAAGGTTTTTACAATACATAACTGTGGCAGTAGAAAAAGATTCTCTAAATGTATTAAACATTACTTCTTCTTTTTTCTTAAAGGTTTTTTCTAAGCTGCGAGTAGCTTT